AGAATTATCATAATGTTGATAATCTAAATTACCATAGGGATCTATACCTATATGCCAATGTTTCTTTTCAATTAATTCTTTTAATATTATTTGAGAACCTTGTCCTTCTCTAACTCCAATTTCTGCAGTAAAAAGATCATCGGTATCAAGTGTCTTACAGGCTTCTTCAAGAATTTCGTATTCGGTGCTATCCCCTTTTATCATGGAGATTGTTTAACTTAATTTAAATATGGATGCAATTAAAAAACGCCTTCGAATTTGCCACCTTTAATTGCAGCACCCATACCTCTAACTTTTGCTTCACCACCATGGCTCATTGTAGGAACATTTCTGTTAAGCATTGCGTTTTCTCTAGCATCTTCATAAGTTTCTACAACTGCAGGATTACCCATTTTTCCAGGTTTTTCAGAACGCTCAAGTTTCTTACTAGGTTTTTTTATTTTTCCTTTATCGCTTCTTTTATTAGTCATACCTTTAGGGTCAATTCTTTCATTTGTTTTTCTTAATGGCATTATATTTTTCCTTGTTTCTTTAATTTCTTTATATCACCTTTTGTTAGACCTGTTAAGTCCACCTTAGGTTTTACCGATGTAATATCTGGTGATACTTTATTTAGTTTCCAAGGTCTAAATAGTTTTTTTATCCATTTCCACATTTTATGTCCTCACGTTAGTTGGTTTTGGCCCTGCATTACTTGCTGATCTCTTTCTGGCAACAGCAGAGGCCTTTTGCGACTTTGACATCGCTGTGGCTTTTGCAAGTGGTACGCACTTCGGATACTTCCGCTTTGAACCACTGGCAGATTTTCTTCCACACTCTTGAAACTTGCCACCTTTTTTCTTTGCTCCAATGTCTACCCATTTTTCTTGAAACCATTTTGTTAATCCTCCAGTTTTCATTTTACCAGCAGGAACACAATTTGGAACCATTTTGTTTCCCTTTTTTTTCATACCTTTTTGAACGTAACCATCCCAACAAGTTCCTTGGTTATAACCACCTTTTTTAAATTTCTTTTTTATAGTTATTCCGATCCCGTAAGAGGGATCAGATTCACCTTTGAAAACATAATCTTTTCCTTTGTATGTTACTTTATCCCTGCCTGAACTTTTTGAATAATTTCCAGAGATAGTTATTTTTGTATTTTTTTTATCGTAAAGATCATACTCACCTTTTATACCATAATTCCTAGATTCTTTTTTTACTTTTACTGGCCCTTGTTTATTTGTACCCCCTTTAATAGAGACACTTGGATATAACTTTAGTTTATTAAAATTGGACACTAGAATACGCCTTGAAAATTAGTTCCCTTAATAGCTATTCCACCACCACGCATTTTAAGACCAGATTTTTCCAATCTACCCATTGCTGATTGTGATCCTGCAGTCATAAGTTTTCCAACTTTAGCTTTTTTAGGTCCCCAATCCTTTTTCTTTTTTCCTGATGGATCTTTTATTTTACCTGCGCATATTTTTGATGCGTATGCGTTTGCATAAGCTGATGGATAAACTTTAAATTTTCTCTTAGCAGCTGATTTGCCTCTAGCACATAGTTTTGTCATATCTGTTGCATCCTTGGGTCTGTTGATAACATATTTTTTTCTGCTTTAGGTCTAGCTACTGAATCTTTACTTCTTTTACGTAGTTGAGCAATAGCAGATTCTTTTAATGCTCTTTCTTTTTTTTGTTTTTGTAAATCTCTTTCTAAATTCATTTTTTATAACCTAATCCTGTTGTTCTATTTCCATATAATTTATTCCAAGACCATGAAGTTAATTTAGTTGACCAGTGATATATTAATGTTACTAAATATTTCATTTTTTATCCTTATTCATTCCGCCCCTAAAGATCTGAGTTCCCTTAATACCATAAATGCTCGCCACGACAAGAATCCATAAATTTGTGAACCAGCTCGGAAGCTGCGAGAACATATCAAAGAACAATTTTACCTTGTCCATTGCTGTTGGATCGTCCGATACGACTGCCCACGCCAAAATTAAAATTGGAGCCGACAAAATTACGAGAACCGCCTCGTCCTTCCAGTCCGATTGCCTTGCCTCAAGAAGTTTTCCCTGGAAGGCTTCTTCCCCCTGAGCCATCTTTCTTGCGTGCATCATTTGTGCATCCGCCATCAGCATCTTTGTCTCTTGACGCTTCTTGAAGATGTGCGTACCTGCCTGGGCCGCTAATTTTATCGCACTTAACCACATTATATTTCTCCTGTCTTCTAATACACATATATTCTATCATTTTCTCTATACAATCGTAAGCCCTTGAACCACTTAACCTCCATCTCCAGGTTTGTGTCCAATGTGCTTTCCTTATTTTACATTTATGTATATTTCCGCCAAAAAAATTAGAAAATCTAGCTATATTATCTTTGTCAGTCATCTCAACACCGACCTGAAACGTTTTTCTACCGTTACCTTTACCCCAGATACCAAAACTTCCCTCACCATCAAAGAGTCCGGCTAAGAATATTATTTTATTTTTTTTTGAAAGTTTTTCGTAAGAGTTTTTTAGCATCCCGAATTTTTATTCCTTGTGGATTTGGTCCTCTCTTAGGTGGTGGCCCAGATTTAACTCCTCCACTCAATGAATTATTATTTCTTTGAGTCAATTTTCTCTCTCGCTATTTCTAATCGTTCGTCTGATTGTGCATCTTGTGTTGCAAGTCTATCATAATCAAATTCAAGTCTTTGTGCTGCTCTTTGATTCTCTTGATCAGCTCTAAATTTAGTTTCTTCAGCTTTTCTTTGAAGATCCATAGCTCTTAAATCAATTTCTTGTTGTTTAATTTTAATTAAAGGGTCTTCTTTGTTCTGAGAGGCATTTTCAGTTTGTACTAACTCTTGAGTTATTTGTGCTGCAACCTTTGCAACCTCAGCTTCGAACATAATTTCAAATTGTTGTGGATCCTGTTGACCTAATTGTATCATTTCAGGATTTTGCATCATCATTTCTTTTACTTGAGCCTTAGCTTTAAATGAAATGTGATCAGAAATGTGTGATTGCAGTAATGCATACACCTGAGGATTAATTTGTACCATTCTAGATGCCATAAATGCCATGTGAGCAGCAATATGTGCATCATGATCTTGGAATTCAAATGCTGTTAACAACTTCATCTGTAGTGCACGTGCATTTTCTTTCGCAGGATCTAAAGGTTCTGGTTGTTTTGGTGGTGGTTTTAGAATTTGATCTATAGTTTTTGTTCCAAGTGCTTCGTAAACACGTCTATATGCTTCATGTAAGTTGTGCATCTGTGGGTTTGACTGTGCAATTTGCAATTGTGCTTGTGCTAGTGTCACTCTTTGTGACATAGACATAATATTTGGGTCTGCAACAGGTAAAATATCTACTCTGTTATCAAAATCTGCTTGTTTTATTTCTCTTGGGCCACCGTAAACATCGTAAGGATATTCTGGTGGTAAGTATTCACCACAAATTCTTGCTAAAATTTTAAATTCTAGTCTCATTGCGTAGTAACATCTTTTGTGAACACCACTCATTACACGTGATCCTCTTTCCATCAACGCCATTGTAGTTCCAACGGCTCTGTTTTGAGCATCGTTACCAATATTTGAATCAGTGATCGCTGCAAATTTTTGTCCTGCTTGTACTACAAAGCCCATCAAGTTGTATAATGTAGGTGATGGCTCTGTGAATGGTAAGTTAAAAAACTGATCTCTAATATTTCCGCCAGGCGCATCTACATCTCTAAACTCTCCTGGTTGAATTGGTTGGTCATCGTCTCTAACTCTAATACCACGTGATTTAAATCCTGCTGGTAAATTTTTTAGAGTACCTGCATCAATCAATTGTCTTAAAGATTGAGTTGCAGCTTGTGATAAACCACCTATCATGTGTGTTAAACCAAAACCATAAAAACCTAATCCTGGTAAAAATTTGTAATGTACAAAATATTCTACTCTTGCATAACCTAAATCACCTGGTTTGTAGTTTCTGTATATAGATAAAATTTCCCCACTACCTTCATCAATAGTTACAATATATGGAATTTTAATTTTCTTAGCCTTGTCATCAAAATCTTCGTAGTCATCTAAATTTAAATCTACGTGCATTTCAAGAATTGTATTTAAGTAATCTGAACCATTACCTTTAACACCTTCTAATTCATTTAATTTTTTCTGTACTGAATCTGGTTCTGTACTGCTGTCAATTAATTCTATGTCTCTATAAAAACCTGCAGCCATTTTCTTTGTGACATCATTCTGTGTCATTTTAATTACATGAGTTATTCTCTCACAATCTTTTAAATCAGATGCGTAGTAAGGAACTACTAAATCTTCTGCTGGAATAAATTTAGATACAGGTCTATCTAGTAATGCATCATAGTAAATTTTTTTAAATGTAGATCCTGATAGTGGTAGATAAAATAACATCTGATCCATATCAGTTGTGTAATCTTCCATCTCCTCCATCAGCAGGTAATTCATATAATCTTTAACTCTATCTGCTTGTTGTTCGGTAGCCGGTGTTTGTAAACCTATAACTTGTGTTCTAACTGGCCCATCAGATGGCACTAACTCTTTGTATGCTTGTGCTTGGAATTGTGTAACAGACTCAGCTAACAATGGATGCGTGACACCGGAAGCTCCTTTAAATGGTTTGGTTACTTCCTGATACTTAGTCCCTAGTAAATCTAAACCTTTAATGTAAGCATCTTCCCATTCTTTTCTTGATGTCTTATCTTTTTTGTATTCTTCAATAAGTTCCATGGCCATGTCCTTAAGCTCTCGCTCGTCCATGCCTTCTGCTAAGTTTGCATTAAAATCGTCTTGAGGTCTTTCCTCTACAACCTCTTCTTCTCCTTCAACTTCTACGTCAATTGGAAGACCCTCAGGTTGTTCAACTACTTCTTCTGCTAATTCCTCTGTTACCTTTTCTACTGCCATGATTAATTGTACCTTATTGGTTTAAACATATCCACTACAAGTCCACCTTTAGACTTATAAGTTTTTTGTGTATTTCTCATTAGTGGAACCACTTTAATCGCATATGCATCAAAATACAAGCGTGGATCTCCTTCTGGAATATTCTTAGTTCCCTTTTCAGGATTCATACCAGAACTACTGTGGTATTCACTTTTAATTTCTTTTCCTTTTAATGGGTGATCTGATGGGTATTTAAATCTATCACTACTAACATTTTTATAGGGTTTAGTTGGATCGGATAAAGATATTTTTGTTGGCCCTGCTTTGGATCCATAGAATCTTGCATTCTTAGACATAACATCTGGTACAACTGCTTTACCTTTTTTACCAATACCCTTACCATTTGCATAACCGTAAAATCTTTCATTACCCGCTTTGTACCCTTGCCTGAAACTTACTTTGTCAAACGGGGCAACGGCTACGTAATCAACATTCTCACGTGCAGCCTTCTGCATCAAATATTTAATTGCATGATCTCCGTATGAATCTGCTTCGACCATTGGGAAGTAATCTTTTTTATCGTCATTGTAAGTTTTTCGTCTAGTAGTTAATCTTTGTAATTTTGTATTAATATCTTTCATAGATGAACTTATCGCATTCACTCTACCAAACTCATTATTAGCAAGTGCATCATCCATATCTTTAAGCATCTTACCTCTTTGGCTAACAAGTAAGTTTAATTCTAAATCAGCATTAAAAGGGTTCAATCTTTTCTCGCCTGCTAGTTGTTGGGCTTTAGTCATACTTTTAGCAATACTCTGGTTTACATCAGATTGTATTTCATTAATCATAAATACTTTTTTACCATCAGGTGTGAACCTTGTATCGTATCTAATGTGGTAAATATTATTTACATCACCAATCTCATCACCAAAGTGTCCTCCTTTATTTCGAAGTGATGCATTAGTTGTTATATCTTCTGGAAGTGTAAAGATAGTTTCTCTGTAGTCTTTACCACCTTGTAATGTGTAATTAGACTCGCCACCGTATCTAGTTTTTGTAGCCTGCATTGGACCTACTTTGTTATTGATATCACCAATAACTTTGTTTAATGCTTTTTTTTCATCTACAGGTACTAAACCAGAGTTTGTAAAATTTTTTAATGATTCATTTAAATCTCTTAATGCTGATCTACTTGGAACACCTTCATCAGCTTTTAAATAGTATTGCAACTGATCTAACTCATATTTTAAGGCATCGTTGTCTTTGTATTTAACTTGTAAATCTCTTACCGTATTTCTTGCATTCTTAGCTGCTACATCAAATGCTTCTTGAGCACCTTTGTTTACACCAAGTTCAATTGGTTTTAATCTATTGATAGGATTTAGTTTAATCATGGCTCCAACTTCATTCGCATCTAACTTTAAACCAAATTTCTTTGCTGCATATAACAGGCCACCTGTTAGGTCTCCTGCTTCATTGAATACTGCTAAATTAGAATCGAATAATTCTTCTTTGGATACATTAACTTCTTTACCGGCAAAGGGACCTGAATCATATTTAAATCTTTTCTGTTCTCTAACAGTTTTAGTTGCAGGTTTGCCAAATATTTTAAAGTTTACTTTTCTAGTGGATGTTAAATGATCTAGCCACTCATCTGCAGTGTACTTAGATCTACCCATTCTCATAGCCCAGTCATATGTGGATGAACCGAAAGCAGGTGCTATGTCATCACCCATCTGAAGGGGTTTTGTTTTTTTAAGAACAACGGGTGGGTTTCTAATTTCTCGAACAGCAAGTTCTTGTCCCTGTGCCTGTGAAGGTTTAGGTGTGTAAGTTATTTGCTTTTGTTGTTGTCCGGTGGCCGGTACTGCTGATTCCTTTTTACCGGTTAGAATTTTCTTCCCGATTTGTAATAAACTACGTAGGGACATTGTCCCTCCTATGTAATTTTAGTAGGTCTTGTTCTACCTAGTTTACAACCTCTAGCTTTGACCATAGTGCCTGACTTGTAACCCATAGGCTTTTGCATCATGCCACCACCCATTTTTTTCTTAACTTTGTATGGTGCTGTCGAACCTTTAATATCACCTTCTAATTCTTTTTTCTTTTTCATTTTAGACTCTAAATATTTTTTTGCACCAATACCTAAAGCACCAATACCTAAAGCTATTTTACCAGCAGTAGTTGCTTTTAATGCTTTTTTACCTGCTTCTAAAGCCATTCTTCGTTTATTAAAATTAGATGCAGACTCTCCTGGTTTAAAACCTTTTGCTTCTCTCATCTCTTTCATTGAAGAATATCTTTTAGGACCTTTAGCTGTAGTTTTAACTAAATCAGAATAAGCATTCTTTGATTTCATCAAAGCAGCTTTTAAAGTTGTAGGATTAATTTTGCTTGAGCCTCTTGAACCTTTAACTTCAGAGGTAGCTTTTTTTAAACCTTTAAGGTAGTTCTTGTAACTTACATCTTTACCCATTCTAGCTTTCATAACTTTACCTGGTTGAACCTTCTCGTCTTGAAGACCCATGCCTCTGCCTTTTGCTTTTTCTGCTCTTAGCACAGCGAAATCTTTTTCATCAATTTTATTTGGTGGTGGAGCTTTGGCTGCAATTTTTGCTTGGCCACCTGTTAGCATTTTACTAGCCTTTAACCCTGCC